GCAGAAAGGAGCGTCCAGATGGACGGGAACGGGAAAGAACAACTGGCGGTAAAGTGAGAAAGGAGAAAGGAATAGAAAACTTGATGGAAATAAGACCACTAACTTTAAGAGAAGCAAGCGAGTTTGTCAATCAATATCACAGACATCATAAAGCCACGGTGGGATGTAAGTTCGCCATAGGCTGTTATGTTGAAGACCATATGGTAGGAGTTGCCGTTTGCGGCAGACCTGTTTCCCGGCATTTGGATGACGGACTCACCTGCGAAATAAACCGTGTATGTACTGACGGCACAAGAAACGCCTGCTCCATGTTATACGGGGCTTGTTGCAGAATTGCTAAAGAAATGGGGTACAAGAAAGTAATTACCTACATTTTGCAATCCGAAAATGGAGCGTCCCTGAAAGCCAGTAATTTTCAGTGCGAAGGAATTGCGGGCGGTGTGAAATGGACAGGTGTGCGGGATAAAGGCCAAAACATTCCGCACGAAATGAAAACCCGATGGGTTAAAGATTTGTAGGAAGGATGTAAAGTCGATAACCGCACGGCAAAGGTGACGGGCAAGGGGCAGGTTTATTTCATCAACAAGTTCGTTGGCAAGAGCTGACGGCAGAAAGGAGCGTCCAGATGGACGGGAACGGGAAAGAACAACTGGCGGTAAAGATTTTGACGGTGCTGGCTAACCTGTACGCCGACCAGATGGGCGTGAAGGTGGATTTCACCATCAAGACCGTGGACGAAAAAGAAAGGAAGCCGATGTATGAAAAAGTATGAGCTGACCGACGAAACCCGCGTCTGGGAAGGCCGGACGCTGCACCGCATCCGGGCGCTCATCGAGCTTGAGCTGGACACTGGCGATACCGTCAAGCCGGGTGATTTGGGCGGCTGGATTCAAAGCGAGCTGAACCTTGCGCAGGAGAGCAACGCGTGGATTGCCGACGAGGCGATTGTCTGCGATTCTGCCCGATGCTTTGAAAGCGCGTTGGTGTTCGATCATGCGATTGTCAGCGGAGAAGCGCAGGTGTTCGGCAAGGCGTGGGTTTGCGACAATGCCCAGTGCTATGGGCATGCGGACATTTCCGGGACTGCGTGGATTCACGATAACGCCAGAGTATATGAACGCTCGTCGGTATCTGGAAGCGTGTGGGTTCGCGGCGATTCGGAAGTATGCGGATTTGCGGTGATTTCCGGCGACGTGAAAATCAATTCGGCGTTTGTCTGCGGCCATACGGAAATCCATGATACGAAGGACATCGTTTAAAAGAAAGGAGGGTTGACCGTGGACAAGCCTGTATGCGTAGAGTGTGACCGCATGATTACGGATGAATCGGCCTTCTACATTGAAGGCGAGTGGGTGTGTGAGAGATGTATGGAAACTTACAGACGGGAGGTGCTGGAGGGCTAAAACCAGACAGCGCTGGAAGATAGGCGTTTCTGGCCGGAAACCATACAGGGAGGCCGGAAACCATGAAAGTATTGGAGCTATTTGCAGGGACACGAAGCATCAGCAAGGCATTTGAGGCGCGGGGACATGAGACGTTCAGCATTGAATGGTCAGAAAATTTTGAAAACATCAGCCTCCGCGCCGACGTGAGCACGGTGACGGCGGACATGATTCTGGAGCGGTTCGGGCGGCCTGATGTGATTTGGGCAAGTCCAGACTGTACAACGTTCAGCATCGCCGCCATCAGCCATCACAGGCGGAAGAACCCGGAGACGGGCAACCTCGACCCGGTGAGCGATTACGCGAAATTCTGCGATGAGGTTGACCAGCATGTGCTCAACCTGATACGGGCGCTCAAGCCGCGCTTCTGGTTCATCGAGAACCCGCGCGGCGGGATGCGAAAAATGGTATGGATGAAGGGCATCCCCCGATATACCGTCACCTATTGCCAATATGGCGACAAGCGAATGAAGCCGACTGATATCTGGACGAATCATCCTGCCCCACGATTCAGGCCGCCATGCAAGAATGGCGCATCCTGCCACGAAAGAGCGCCGAGGGGCAGCCGGACAGGCACCCAAGGGCTGAAGGGCAGCAAGGAAAGAAGCGTCATTCCTGCGGCGCTATGTGAGCACATCGTGGATATCTGCGAAAACCCGTGAATGGAAGATAACCGTTTTGACCCCAAGAAAAAGAAAGGGGTCAAGACGCATGAAAGAGTTCAAGAGTTTTTACAAGGAAGTCGCCGGAAACGAGGGCGGCAAGTGCCGTTACAACGTGCGGCTGGACACATACGGCTGCGGCTGCCAGCATGATTGTTCATACTGCTATGCCAAATCGCTTTTGAGCTTCCGAAACCTTTGGAACAGCGTGGAGCCGTCCGTCGCGGATATCGGGAAGATTGAGCGGAAAATGGCGAAGATTCCGAAAGACACCATCATCCGCCTCGGCGGGATGACCGATTGCTTCCAACCGCTGGAGGAGCGGGCGCGGGTGACGCGCGAAACCCTCCGGCTGCTCAACGCCTACGGCATCGGCTATCTGATTGTGACGAAATCCGACCTGATTCGCGAGTACATGGACATTCTCGACAGGGAAAAGGCGCACATCCAGATCACGACGACGTGGATTCCCTGCGAGAAGGCCGTGAGCACGGAGCGGCGCATCGCGGCCATCGAGGCGCTACATGCGGCGGGCTATGACGTGGCCGTGAGGCTTTCGCCTTATCTCCCCCAATTCGTGGATTTTGAGCGGCTGAACGCCATCAAATGCCCCAAAATCATCGTGGAGTTCCTGCGGGTGAACCACTGGATAAAGAAATGGCTGCCGCTCGACTATTCGGAATGGACGGTCAAGCATGCCGGATATCTCCATCTCCCGCTTGAAAAGAAGATTGAGTATCTATCCCGCGTGACGGGCTTTGACGAGGTGAGCGTCTGCGAGGACGTGACCGAGCATTATGCCTACTGGCGGGAGTGCGGGAACCACGACAAGAGCGATTGCTGCAACCTGAGAAAGTGAGGAAAACATGAATTACTATTCTATCGACGAGAGCGCGGCGCGGCTCTCACATGAAATGATGTCGATGAGCGACTATCAGAAGGGCGAGAAAACCCTTGAATATCGCGGCCTGTGCGATTTCGCCGCCGAAATGGCCGAACGGGAAAAGCAGCGCAAGCCGGATTACGCTGAGGCCATCGACGCGCTGCTGGACAGATACGCGCGGAAGCTGGCGGAATGGATGAATACGGAAAGCCGTATCGGGACGCTTTGCCCCTCCATCTTCATTGCCGGAGGAGATGGCGTTTCCGCCAAACGCAAGGCCAAACAGAACGCCCGGATGGATGCGCACATGAAAAAACGTGCGGATATTGACAAGCTGCTCGATAAGATTTGCAAAATTGGCACGGGTGGCATCAAGGCCGGGGACGCGGGTGTGCTGGTGAAGCTGGAAAGCAAGCTCGCAGACCTGCGGGAAGCGCAGGAAACCATGAAGGCCGTGAACGCCTTCTATCGCAAGCATAAGACGCTGGAGGGCTGCGATCTTCTTACGACGGAACAAATTGAAAAGCTCAAGGTGGCCATGACCAGCCCGTGGCGTACAAACTCCGCGCCTTTTGCCCCCTATCAGCTTCAAAACAACGGCGCAGAAATCCGGCGGATTGAAAAGCGCATCGAGGCTATCAGCGCCATCAAGGAAGAAGGCACCAAGGAAAGCACGGTCGAGGGAGTGGACGGGCTGCTGGTGGTCGAGAATACGGACATCATGCGGATTCAGCTTTTCTTTTCTTGTAAGCCGGATGCAGACGTGCGCGACATTCTCAAGGCAGAGGGCTTTTGCTGGGCACCGTCTCAAGGCGCGTGGCAGCGTCAGCTCACGGAAAACGGGCGCTTTGCGGCAAAGCGAGCCGTCGAGCAAATCAAAAATCTCTATACGGAAGGTGATAACGGATGACGAAAAACGAATGGGAGGCTTATTACGGGCAGGACACAAAGCCCAGCAAGTACGGGGCAAGGAAGGTCGTCGTGGATGGCGTGACCTTCGATTCCTCGAAAGAATATATCCGATGGAAGGAATTGCAGCTTCTTCAGCGCAGCGGCGAAATCTGCGAGCTGCAACGTCAGGTCAAGTTTCCCCTGCTCCCTGCTCAAGAATACAGGGGAAAGCGCGTGGAAGCGCCTGTTTCCTACATTGCGGATTTTACCTATATTGACCACCGCACGGGCGAATATGTGGTCGAGGACGTGAAGGGCTTTAAGACAAAAGAATACATCCTCAAGCGGAAAATGATGCTTTATTTCCACAAGCTCCGCATCCGGGAGGTTTAAGGGGGAAGGCGGCATGAAGAAAAAGCCCCCCCAAGAGCGGAGAAACACGATCAACAAAAGGCCGGGGCGAATCGTCGCCCTCTGTACGGCCAAGGGCAAAGTTATCTATTGCGAAGACCTACTCAAGCAAAGAAAGGACGGGAAAACATGATTTTGAACATTTGGAACATCCTGCTGACTGGCTTTTGCCTCCTGCTGGCTGGCGGCATCATCCTCGGCGTGGTCGCCTTTATTGTGAGCGCGTGCTATCTGAAGGACTGGGCGAAGATGGAGGCGGACAGCAAGCATGACCGTTGAGAAATCGCCGTGGACAAGCACGGCAGACAAGAAGACCCTGCCGCCATACGGCAAGCGGGTGATTATTCAAACCCGCTGGGGCTATGCGCTGGAGGCGGAGCGGATGCGCGGGACGTGGCGCTCCGCCCTCTATAGCACGATCATCGACGAAACCAACGTCCTCTTCTGGATGGAAAAGCCGGAACTCCCGAAGGCAGCGGACAAGCCGCCGGAGCGTAAAGCCGAACAGACGGGGTTTCAGCAGATGATGATGGAGGCGTAAAATGTTCGATCTAAACGTTGCCATTCGACTGATGAACTGCTTTCCGGGCAGCTTTATCAATCACAACGGAGAATTTATTGCACATGAAAAGGCAAACGAGTATTTCTCTTTATCCACCTGCGGAGATGAGCTTGATGTGAAGTGCAAGGTGCTTGAATGGCTATCAAGAGCGGCCAGCAAGGGAGAACCGTATCGAACCGCCAAGTCAAATCTGGCGTTTCAAAGGTTTATGCAGGACGGGGTTAATCGCTATTTGGAAACCGAGTTTTCTCAGGCGGATTTTGACGATATATACACCCATCTTGGAAACGCACGCAATCACGAAAAGACGCGACGCTTCATTCTATCCGGCTATGATATGTCTATTTTGCCGATGAAGATGGAGGCGTGAAATGCAAGCCGTGAAGATATGCGACGAAGGCGCAAAGCGGCTTATCGTCGGAATTGTGAAGCTGGCGGCGGCAGATTGGCGGCGGTCATATCGGAGACTGAAGAAAGAACCGTATAATTATACGGCAAATTGCAGGATTGTCGATTGCGAACGCTTCTTCTGCTCCGCCCACTTCGCGCGGCTGACGGCTACTGACGGGCGGGAAATGCTTGCCCGAATGATGGAGGAAGAACATGAAAAAGTTTAGTGATTTGAAGCAGGACGACATGCTGCTGGTGCAGATGAACGCGGATAATCCGGCTGTCGTTCCGAAATCGAAGTATGATCTTCAGATTAGGCAGGAAAGGCCTTTCCGCGCGTGGATTGCAGCCGGGTTTCATGTGCTTTTCAACGAGAACGGCATTCTTTTACTGCTGAAAGAGGAAGAGGCGGACAACCTCGAATTTAACGAGCTGCCGGAAAACTGGGCATCCTCCATGTTCGAGGCTGTGAAGGATTTGCAGGTGACGCGCGATTTCCTTAATGCTTTGAACCTCGCCAGTGCGCTGAACGGCAATTATTTCAAGGGTGAGGAAATCACGTTTGATGCTGAGCATAACGAGCATTGTTTGAAATATAAGCGGGGGTGCATTTGCTTGAAATGCAAATATGACTATTGCGAGTGCTGCATTGCGGTTGACGAATGTCCCATATATACGTGTCCGCATTTTATGGAGGAAGAAAGCCATGAGTGAAACACCGAAGTGCCCCGGATGCGGGGCTGACATGGAGTTGATGCATTTGTGTAAAGCCGCATTTTGCTACGCCTGCACGAAATGCGGCTGGGATTCGCCAATCGGCATTGATTCTGAATCGGCGTTCCGAATGGCGATGCGCCGCGCAGAGCCGGAGAACCGCGTGCTGACCTTCGACGAGGTTGCCACATACGCTGACCTTCCAGAAATGACGTTGATGTGGGTGGAAGTAAAATTTGCGAAAGAAAGCGACATTTTTCAGGAAATTCCCATTGGTTTCAACGGTGAGCTTGTGCAATTTCTTTATCCGAATGGTGCGCAGTTATATACAGATAAGCATAATTACCCGCCAGAAGATTACGGTAGCCGCTGGCGCTGCTGGTTGAGAAAACCGACGGCGGAAGAAACGAAAAAAACGCCTTGGGAGGAAGAAAGCCATGAGTGAAACGCCGAAATGCCCATATTGCGGGGATAGGATGGAGCTGCAAATCGTACCGCCTGAGCTCGGTAAAGAAATCTATACCGTATGGTATCAGTGCGTGGTGTGCGATAGCACCTCTCCGCAGCTTGAGATTCCCGCAGATAGCACGGACAGCCAGATTGAGGCGAAAGCTCGTGCATCTGTGATGCGCCGCATCGAGCCGGGAAACCGGGTGCTGACGCTGGCGGAAGCGCAAAAGAAGTGCCAAGAAGATAGAATCACATGGTATGAGCCTTTCCGGCATGAAGCACCTATCGTTTTCCCGGCGTATGTTGCGCCTATTGACCCGACGGATAGGCTTGTCAATATATACGCTTTCTTTGCGAGCACAGAAAAAGAGGTCGAGCTTTACGGCAAGACGTGGCGCTGTTGGCTGAAGAAGCCGACCACGAAAGAGATGAAGGTGACACTGTGGGAAAACTGATGACTAAAATTCGGCAGAAGTTATGCCGACATTGCTTCGCGATGGCACAGATCAAAACGGAGCATGATGAAGAATACTACATTTTTACTCACGTTTGCGTGAAGTGCGGTCAAAACTTCGTTGTGAGAATTCCACGAGATTATATTGATGCGTGGGAAACGGAGGACAAGCCATGAAAACACCTGAAGAGATTAAGAAAGGGCTGGACGCTTGCGGCACGGATGAGTGTCACGGGCAGCACACGGATTGCCCTTATAATGACGGCCATACTGAACCGTGCATCATGTATGTGTGTGGGGATGCGCTTGCCTACATCAAACAGCTCGAAGGCCAGATCGACCGCATGCTCGACTATATGCACGGCGATTGCGGCGCATGTAAGCATCGGAACGTTCACGGCCTCGCGGGGACGACTTGCGGGGATTGCGTGATGGAATGGGAGCGCCCAAATTGGGAGTACGCCGGGGAAGCCGACGAGAAGGAGAATAACAATGTTTGAGATTTACAAGGAGCTTATGGAGCTTGCCGTGTACCTCATGGACGGGAATTTCTTCAGCAAATGCGGCGGGCTATTCATCGCCTTTGTTGCCACCGTCTACCTCATCAAGCTCGTTCTCCTTCCCTTTCAAGTCGCGGAAATTTGCAAAATGATGAAAAAATAAGCGCACAAACGAAACAGCGCAAACGGAGGTGATTTTATGGCCGCTGTAAAGTGGGTGAAAATCACGACGGACATGTTCGACAACCGAAAAATCAAGCACTTGCGCAAGCTGCCGGACGGAAACAACATCGTCCTCATCTGGGTGATGCTACTGACGATGGCGGGGCGCTGCAATGCTGGAGGCATGATCTTCCTGACCGAAAACATCCCTTACACGCCCAAGATGCTCGCCGATGAACTGGGCTTTGAGGAAAACACGGTCAAGCTCGCCATCACCGCGCTGGAACAGCTCAACATGGTCTGCACCGATAACGGCTTTTTCTCCATCGCCGGGTGGAACGAGTATCAAAACATCGAAGGCATGGAGAAAATCCGGGAACAGACGCGCCAACGCGTGACCGCTCATCGCCAGAAACAGAAGGCGCTTGCGGCTGCTGCACAGAGTAACGTTACATGTAACGTTACAGTAACGCAAAGTAACGCAACAGAAGAAGATATAGATATAGATAAAGAGAAAGAAAAAGAATATAGGGATATGGGCGCATCCGCGCCCAATCCCTCCCCCTCCCACAAGCCGAAGAAGCCTGTGAAACACAAATACGGGGAATACGCAAACGTGCTGCTCACAGACGACGAGCTTGAAAAGCTGAAAGAGGCGTTTTCCGACTGGGAAGAACGGATTGAGCGGCTTTCCGGCTACATCGCCAGCACGGGAAAGGCGTATAAAAGCCATTATGCCACCATCCGCAACTGGGCGCGGAAGGATGCACAGGCGCAACCCGTCACACGGCGGGCGGAGGGCGCATCTTACAGCCGGAAGCCGACAAAGGCCGAAGAGCTGAATGATTTCTACGACATGGCCGCCAACTGGGCGGCGGAAGGCGGGGAAAACGGATGAAAAACAAAGACATCAGGAGGAACGGCAGCGGCTACTATGACGAAACGGCCTTCAAGGCCATCAGCGGCATGAAGCCACAACCGGGTGAAATCTGGACGCATAAGGTGAGCGACGGCCTGATGCTGGTGCTCAACCGGGATGAACATGTGTGCGCCTGCCTGAAGCTCGGAGAAAAGCCAGCGATAAACAAAATCATGGTGCGCGGCAAGACGATGATGTGGACGAATCCCATCATGGTCGGCTATTGTTTCGACGAGGTGCTGGAGGCATACGTCAAGACCATGCCGGACACGGAATTTCTGGAAGTGCAGAAAGCTGTCAAAAAGGCGCTGGGGCTTTCTCATGTGCCGGATAAGGCAAACGGTCAAGCACATGCGCCGGAAGCGCACACGGACGAAAACAGCCCTATCTCGGATGATTTTGAAAAGCTGGTCGATGAGCGGGACAAGCTGAACGCGAAAATCAGCCAAAAGATGATTGACGAGTACACGACCCTCAAAGCGAAAATTAAAGTGATGGAGGACATGAACGTGGAGAAAGGCGGTGTGCGGGAATGACGAAACAGGAATTTGCGGCGTTTGCCAGCGCGTTGAAAACCTACTATCCGCGCGAGCAGCTTCTTCCGAACGAACAGGCCATAGAGCTATGGTATCAGGAGCTTGCGGATATCCCCATGCAGATCGCGCAAGCGGCGCTGCGGAAGTGGGTATCGACAAGCAAGTGGTCGCCCACCATCGCCGACATCCGCGAAATGGCCGTCGATGTCAAGCGCGGCGATGCGCCGGACTGGTCGGAGGGTTGGATGCAGGTCAATCTCGCCATCAAACGCTATGGCCGATACAGGCCAGCGGAGGCAATGGAGAGCCTCGACCCCATCACGCGGAAGGCCGTGAAGAATCTGGGCTTTCAAAACCTCTGCGACACGGAGGACATCGGCTACTACACGCGGCGATTTCAGCAAATCTTTGAGACAGAAGCCAAGCGGGAACAGATGCGCTATCAGCTCCCGCTTGGATTACAGGAAACCATTGCAGAGATTCAGGGTGAGTTCCGCTTCAAGCTCGAAAGCGGGGATGCGCATGGATAAAGAAAAGGTCTGGCTGGTGGAGGCCGTCGGGCGCGACGCTTTTGGAAACTGGCTGCGCGTCTACACGGAGCACCAGTGCAAGGATATCATCGCGGCATGGGATTTCATTCAGAAAATCAATCCGGGCGGGGTTTTCGCCTATGTCTGCATACGGGAGGGCGTGAAAGATGAGCGAGGCCAAGGATTACTTGAACAGAATCAAATGGTACGACGTGCTGATTGACAGCAAGCTGGAGGAAATGGAACGGCTGAACGATCTTGTCCGCCGGATAACGCCCAGCATGAGCGGAGCCGCTGGCGGCGGCAACGGGGACAAGCTCGGCGATACCGTTGCGAAAATTGTGGATTTGCAGGACGAAATCAACCGAAAAATTGATGAGTTTGTGGCGCTCAAACAAGCGGCATCTTCCATGCTCTCGCAGATTACGCGGACGGATTATTACAAAATCCTGCACATGCGCTATATCCGCTATATGAGTTTTGAATCCATTGCGCAGGATATGGGCTGCACATACCGCTGGGCGACGAAGATGCACGGACAAGCCTTGCAAGAGTTCGACAAGGTGCTGAAGGCACAGAAACGGCTTGAGGAAGCCGAAAAGCGGGAAAATTGCAAAAAAAATTTTCGATAGTTCCTATTTGTTCCTAAAAGTTCCTTGAAGTTCCTATGTGTCGTGTGATAATATTATAATGCGCGAAGCGAACAAAGAGAACAAAGCGATAAGCCCGACGGGAAGCACCATTTCCTGCCGGGCTTTTTGCGTGGAACCGAAAGGCGGTGCATCATGGGTAAATTGCAGGAGCTTTACCTCTGCCCCACCTGTATCTGTATTTGATACGCGTCAAGGGTACTGGCAGAAACGGAAAAAGGAATGGAAGGACATCGGGCTGCATAGCGACGTTGGCCGGGATGACCACCTTTTGCGTGGCGGTATCAAAGAACTGGCGCAAAAGAGAGGCATGAACCTCACGGGAACGTCAATATTTGACCCGGTGCTTTGCGAAATCGTCTATAACTGGTACAGCAACGAGGGCGGCTTGATCTTTGACCCGTTCGCGGGCGGCTCTGTGCGCGGCGTTGTGGCCGAGCTGCTGGGGCGGCACTATATCGGGATAGACCTATCACAGCGACAGGTGGACGCAAACCAGATGAATGCGGACGCGCTGGGCGTATGTCCGGCGTGGCATTGCGATGATAGCAGAAATATGAATGACTATATACCAGACGGCAGCGCCGATCTGGTCTTTTCATGTCCTCCTTATCACAATTTGGAGAAATACAGCGACCATCCGCTCGACCTCTCCAATATGTCTTATGCGGATTTCTGCATGGCGTACAGCGATATCATCGGGAAAAGCTGCCGGAAGCTCAAGGATAACCGCTTTGCGGTGTTTGTCGTCGGGGATATCCGGGACAGCAAGGGCGCATATCGGGATTTTCTCGGCCTGACAAAGCGGCTTTTCATCAAAAACGGCTTGTATCTGTATAACGAATCCATCCTGCTCAACCAGTATTCAACGGCACCGATGCGAGCCGGGGGCGCGTTTTCCGCAAGCCGGAAGGTGACGAAGGTTCATCAAAACGTGCTTGTCTTTTACAAGGGCGACATGAAGAAAATCAAGGAAACATTCAAAAATGAGTTCAAAAAAGCACCACTTGAACGGTTTTTGACATGAAAGGAGGCGAGGATTGTGGTGAAGATGACCGACAAGCAAAAAAGATTCTGCGACGAATATCTGATTGACATGAACGGCGCTCAAGCTGCAATCCGAGCCGGATATTCAAAGAAAACCGCAAAGCAAATTGCAACTGAAAACCTATCCAAACCTTACTTGCGCGAATACATCGACAAACGGATGGCCGAAAAGGAAGCGGCGCTCATCGCCGACCAAGATGAGGTTATGAAGTATTTAACGGCGGTCATGCGCCGGGAAAAGGCAGAGCATGTCGTCGTCACCTGCACGGAGGAAACATCCTCCTATGTGCCGGACGGTGAAGGCAAGATGCGCAAGCAAACGGTGAAGAAGGAAACGCCGCAAATTGTCGAAATCCCTGCCAGATTGCAGGACAGCAACAAGGCGGCGGAGCTGCTGGGCAAGGCATACGGCATTTATACCGACAAAGTGGACGCGGATGTGGACATGAATCTGAATATCAAGGTGGATTATGGAGAAGAAAATGACGGTTGACGTTCTGGGAACGCCATATAGTATTGAGTTTTTCGATTATGACGAAAAGCCGTATTTCAAGAAAAACATGGCGGACGGTTATTGTGACAACGTGACCAAGGAAATCGTCATGTGCAATATACAGACATATCCGGGATATGCGGATGAAACGCCTGAATATTGCAGAATGATCGAAAAAGCAACCCTGCGGCATGAAATCGTTCACGCCTTTTTCAATGAAAGCGGCCTTTGCTCAAGCTCGCTTGACTATGGCGGCGCATGGGCGAAGAACGAAGAAATGGTTGACTGGATTGCTTTACAGTTTCCAAAGATGATGAAAGCATTTGAAAGCGTTGATGCGTTGTGAACATAACGGTTAAGGCGAACCCCATCTTCCGCGAAGTTGACCAAAGCCGAAAGCGGTACATCATCATGAAAGGCTCGGCGGGTTCAGGAAAGAGCGTGGACACGGCGCAAAACTACATCCTCCGCCTGATGCGCGACGCTGGGCGGAATCTGGTGTGTATTCGCAAGTCGGATATCACCAACCGCGACAGCACCTTTGCCGAGCTGACGGGCGCGATTTATCGCATGTTTGGCGATAAAGCCGACCAGTATTGGGCGATTACAATGTCGCCGCTGAAGCTGACCTGCCGCCACAATGGAAATCAGATCATCTTCCGAGGGATGAACGACGAGCGCCAGCGTGAGAAGCTGAAATCCATCACATTCCAGCGCGGCAAGCTGACAGACGTTTGGTGCGAAGAGGCCACGGAGCTGACACAAGCGGACGTTGAAATCATCGACGACCGTCTGCGCGGCGAGCTGCCGCCGGGACAATTCTACCAGATTCGCATGACCTTCAACCCGGTCAATAAGAACCACTGGATAAAGCGTGTCTATTTTGACATGCACGATGACAATGTGCTTTGCCATCATAGCACCTATCTGAATAACCGCTTCATTGATGACGCATACCGGGCGCGTATGGAGCGCCGAAAGATCGTAGACCCGGAAGGTTATACCATATACGGCCTCGGCGAGTGGGGCGAAATTGGCGGTCTGATTCTTCACAACTGGGAGGTCAGCGAGATTTCCCAAGACATGAAGGATTATCACGATGTTGCCATTGGCCAAGACTTCGGTTTCAATCATGCCAACGTTATCTTGACGCTCGGCGAGAAGGATGACGATATCTACATCATGCGGGAGATATACGTCTTTGAGAAGGACACATCCGAAATCATCCAGATGGCGGAAGATACGGATGTTCCGAAAAACAGGATGATGTGGTGTGACAGCGCAGAGCCGGACAGAATCCGCATGTGGAAGAAAGCCGGATATCGTGCCAAGGGCGTTGACAAGGGCGGCGCGAAAGGCTCTATCAAGGCGCAAATCGACTGGCTCAAGCAGCGTCACATATACGTTCACCCGTCATGCGTGAATACGATCAAGGAGCTGCAACAATGGAAATGGCAGAAGAACGAGCAAACAGGCGAGTATCTGGATGAACCCGTGGCCTTTCAGGATGATGCGATGGCCGCGCTGCGGTACGGCGTGGAATCGTGGCGGAAGGCGCGGGGCTGGATGACATGAGAAAGAGTGAAAGGCGGTGAAACCGATGCTGACGGTCGAGGAAATCAGAACATTTATCGAGGCTGACAAGTGCAGCAAGAAAAAGCAGCTTGCGATGGTTGGCCAGCGGTATTATGAAGGCCAGCACGACATTCTGAAAAAGAGGATTTTCTTTTTCAATGCCGACGGCGTTTTGGAAGAAGATATAACCAAGGTGAACACGAAAATCCCGCATCCCTTCTTCCGGGAGCTGGCCGATCAAGCGGTTCAATACCTGCTTTCCTGCAATGATGGATTTATCCGCTCGGATGACCCGGATTTGCAAAACGAGCTTGACGATTACTTCAACGAGAACGAGGATTTCATCGCAGAGCTGAACGAAATCCTGACGGGGAGTATCGTCAAGGGCTTTGAATATGCCTATGCCTTCAAGGGTGAGGACGGGAAGACGCACTTTCAAGCAGCGGACAGCCTCGGCGTGGTCGAAGTACGAGCCAAAGAAACGGCTGACCAGTGCGATTATCTGATTTACTGGTACATTGACCGATTCGATAAGGATCCCCGCGCCATCAAGCGGATTCAGGTGTGGGACAAAACGCAGACGTGGTTTTATACCCAGATCGAGGACGGCGAAATTGAACTGGATGAATCGGAAAAGGACAACCCAAGGCCGCACATTCTCTATCAAAAGGGCGAAAAGCTCTATATGGGCAATTATGGCGAAATCCCCTTTATCCGGCTGGATAACAACCGCAAGCAGCGCAGCGACATTGCCACCATCAAAGCCATGATTGACGATTACGATGTGATGAACTGTGGCCTCTCCAACAATATCGAGGACACAAACGAGGCGCTGTATGTCGTCACAGGCTTCGATGGGGACAACCTCGACGAACTGATGAAGAACATCCGGGCGAAAAAGGTTGTCGGCGTGGGCGAAGGCGGAAACGTCAACGTGCAGACGGTGGACATTCCCATCGAGGCGCGAAAGGCCAAGATGGAAACCGACGAAAAGAACATTTTCCGCTTTGGCATGGGCGTGAACATGGAAAGCCTAAAGGACACGGGCGCGACGGTGAGCATCGCCATCAAGGCGGCCTATTCGCTGCTCGATCTCAAGTGCAACATGCTCGAAATCCGCTTGAAGCAATTCATGCGCCGGATGCTGAAAATCGTGCTTGCGGAAATTAACCATGATAACGGCACGGACTATCAGCAATCGGACGTTTACTTCTGTTTTAAGCGTGAAACCATCGTCAACGAAGCGGAACAGGCGACCATTGAGCTGACCAAAGCCCAGCGGCGGGCGGCAGAGATCAACACCATTTTGAGCCTCGCATCTACCATCGACGACGAAACCCGGCTGAAACTCATCTGCGAGCAGCTTGAAATCGACTATGACGAGATCAAGGACAAGGTGCCGAAGGAGGACGAAACCGGGATGCCGCTCTATCAGGTGCAAAAAGAGCTTGACAACGCAAATCTGGAAGAATAGGCGTGATGAACCATGAGCATTGAACCGATTACAAGATTACAAAGATTTCTGCGGGTGCTGGCGGATAGCTCGGCAGATATGCCGGAACCGTTGAGAAATTTGGAAAAATGCTGCTGCTATGCGTGCGGACATCTGGACACCCGACCAGAGCTGCACACGACCCTCGAAAAGCTGATTGCATCCGTGCGCGATAAGTCCATCGTGCCGCCAAAGCCCAACACGCGCCATGAAAAGTGCGTGGCGGCAATGGCGGGCGTATGGGATGACGAACTGCCCGAACCCATCACAAGAGAGGATAAGATTCTTTTCGAGGCTGCATCCGGCGAGGATGTGACGCTTTCCGGCAATCCCCTCATGCTGGAGAACTGCATCGGCGGGAAGGCACTAAAAGCGTTACACGTCTACGGCAAGAGCACGCAGGACGGCACGCCCAGCCCGGACAACCCGGCGCCGATCGTGAGCGCGGGTGACAGCGGGAGCGTGGCGGTTAAGGTACGAGGAAAAAATTTATGGGATAATTTTAAAACATTATCATTAGGAAACGTCGAGCAAAAAAAAGGAACATATATAGCAACAACATCTACTATGCAAGTAGACATAACATCTGCTTCTGTTGGTGTTAGACCGTTGCGTTTAAAAGCGGGTAATACTTACACATTTTCATTAAAAACCACAGTTAGTATTTCAAACTATAAATTTGTATGTTTAAAATACACGAATGGTGAAGACAACAACATTGTATTTGCAAACATTGATTTTGTTAATTTTGTTCCCGAAAGAGATGTAGAAAACGTAGGTTTTATTTTATATGACACCGTTGCGGGAGATAAAGTATATGATGTCCAGCTGGAAATGGGTTCAAAAGCTACATCTTATGAACCCTACCGCGAACAGCTCCTTACTCTACCCACTCCCAATGGCTTACCCGGCATCCCTGTCACCTCTGGCGGCAACTACACGGATGAAAATGGGCAGCAATGGGTGTGCGACGAGGTGGACTTGGAAAGGGGGGTGATGGTGCAAAGGGTTTGGAAAGCGCAAGTCAATACAAAAAACGGCACTGTTGATGAAGAGTATCGCATAAGAATAACCATTGATGACAAAAAAGGGGAACCTGGCGATTTTAATTGCATTATAAGCATAACACCTTATATATCGTGGACTTCCTGCGTTATGGGCAATTTACTGTATTTGAAAAACGTGGAAAAGCCAGATGGAAGTTTTTATACCGCAAAAGAGTTACAAGCCTTAGCTCTTGACGTAGATGTTGTATATCAACTCGCCACTCCCATTGAAACCCCGCTCACTCCGGCTGAAATCGCCGCCTACAAAGCGCTGACTACCTACGCGCCCGACACTGTGGTGCAAGCGAGCGACGGCGCGGGGATGGAAGTAACCTACAAATGCAACGTGAGAAAAGCCGAAAAGACCATCAATGACCTGTACGCCGAACTTACGGCAGAATTGGAGGCATAACATGAGCACGACCGCGAGACTTTGCAAAATCCTGATTACCAAGAGCCGCTATACATACGATGATATGTATGCAAAGCTCGACCTTTTCCTCTTGATGGGTCGCATCAGCGATGAGGATTATGTCGAGCTGACCGGAATGCTGGTTAAGCCTGAAGAGACGGAGCAACCGGGGGACGGCGAGCAGAGCGATGTGATTTCCGGTGAATAAGGCCGAAAAAGAGGTCATCCAAAGCCAACTTGACAACGAAAAGGCCGTGCTGCTTGATCTCAAGCGCCAGTATGCGCGGGCGCTGCGGGACATCAACGATAAAATCAGGATGCTGCAAAGCGATGAGCTGACGCAATCGCGGGCTTATCAAATCCAGTACCAGAAGGCGCTCAAGGCGCAAATCGAGGCTATTCTGGATAAGCTGCAAGGCGATGAGTTCAGCAGCATTCAGGATTATCTTTCCCACAGCTACACGGAAGCGTATGTCGGCACGATGTACGGCTTGCACGGGCAGGGAATCCCCATCATAACGCCCATTGACCAGCGGGCGGCGGTGAAGGCGGTTGTCACGGACAGCAAGCTATCCACAAACCTGTACGCGGCGCTGGGCTATGATATGGACAAGCTCAAGAAGCACGTCCGCGAGGAAATCACGCGCGGGCTTGCCTCTTCCCTACCCTATGACCAGATTGCGCGGAACGTGTCCATGTTTTCCACCCTGCCGCTTGCCAACGCAAAGCGGATTGTCCGCACCGAAGGCCACAGAATCCAGCAAGCCTCCGCTGAGGACGCGCGACGGGCTGCAAAGGCCAAGGGCGCGGATGTTGTGAAGCAATGGGACGCAAGCCTTGACGGCAAGACGCGGCCTCTGCACCGGGAGCTTGACGGGCAAATTCGGGAGACGGATGAACCCTTCGAGGTGAATGGGATAAAGGTGAATATTCCGGGCGCTTTCGGCGACCCGTCGCAAGATTGCAACTGTCGTTGCGTGGCGCTGACCCGCGCACGGGCGGCGCTGGATGCGGATGAGCTGGCGACGCTGAAGCAGCGGGCGGAGTTCTTCGGACTGGATAAGACGGAGAGCTTCGAGGATTTCCAAAAGAAGTACATGAAAGCGGCTGAAACCGTTGAAAATACTGGAAAAAGTGGTATAATCAGATACGAAGGAAAGCGCAAACTCGCCATTCCCCAAATGAAACTATCTGGCTATGCTCTGAACCCGCAAAAAGCGCCTGACAAAGCTGCTGCTTTTGAAAAGGCGCTGGGCTATACGCTGCGCGATGCTGAAACCCTTATACAGGATGTTCTCGATCACCTTGACGATGAGGCATTTATCGAAAAAGGCGATGCTGGCCACGGCATGAGATACGAACAAATCCTTTTGCTCACTGGCCTGAACGGAAAACAGGCCAATGTGCTGACTGCGTGGATTGATGATGGGAACGGCGGCAAGAGAATGACGAGCATCTATGTAACGAAAAGGAGGCCGAAGGAATGAAAATCGAACAATATGACCGCGTTCTCCTGAAGGATGGAAACCGGGCTTCTATCGTTGAGATTTTCGACGAAGGCCGCGAGTTTCTGGCCGATATAGATAAAGACGGAGACACATACACGGAAGAAATCAAAATTGATGATATCAAAAAGGTTTTGAAGTAAGCACCGTTCAATCGAATGGTGCTATTTTCATGCAAAAAAGACAGTCAAACACGGCTGTCTTTTTATGTTGGATTTGAAAGGAGATATGAACCATGAAACCCTGCTTCAAAGTTTGGTTTAAGGCTGCCGGAATCCGCGCCATCAAGACGGTGGCACAGGCAGCCATCGCAACCATCGGCTCGTCTGCCGCTATGGGCGACGTGAATTGGGCGCTTGTCGCGTCCTCTGCGGCGCTGGCGGGCGTGCTTTCCCTGCTGACCTCCGTTGCCGGACTGCCGGAGTGCAAGGACGACAAGGAAACGCTGGAAGAGCTGGACACGCTCGACGAAGGGGCGGATGAAGATGTATGACCGACAAAAGGTGCTGAATATCGCCCTCGCGGAGGTCGGCTATCTGGAAAAGACCAGCAGAAACGCGCTGGACGATAAGACGGCCAACGCCGGAGATGCGAATATCACCAAATATGCGCGCGACCTTGACGCTATCAGCTTCTACAATGGCCGAAAACAGGGCGTGGCATGGTGCGACGTGTTTGTGGACTGGTGCTTTGTACAGGCATACGGCAAGCTGGCGGCGCTGAAGATGACCTTCCAGCCGACGGTGAGCAAGAACAACGCGGGCGCTGGTGTCAAGTGGAGCCGTAAATACTACGAGCAAAAGGGACAGTTCTTCCATTCCCCACAGGTTGGAGACCAAATCTTCTTTGGCACTTACGGAAGCGAAACCCATACTGGCCTTGTCTACAAGGTAGATGGCAGCCGCGTCTATACGGTCGAAGGCAATACATCCGGCGCGAGCGGCGTGGTCGCAAACGGCGGCGGAGTTTTCAAAAAGAGCTATCCCCTCTCCCACGGTCGAATCTGTGGCTATGGCCGTCCGGCGTATGGCGTACAGACAGCGGCAGAGCCGAAACAGGAACAACCCAAAGAACCCGAAGAAAGCGCGGATTATACGCTCTACACCGTGAAGAAGGGCGACACGCTTTGGCGCATCGCTCAAAAGATGCTTGGCAGGGGCAACCGATACAAAGAGATCAAGCAGCTCAACGGCATGCAGGGCGACAAGATTCTCGCTGGGCAAACCATCAAAATCCCGAAAAAGGCATAACGGCGCACAATGCGCCTTTTTTGCATCGTCCAGCGCCGGGACGTAAAAGCGGGCGCTGTCTCAAAACGTGGACGACCCACGTTAAAAGCGTATATCAGAAAGGATAGGGGCATCTATGACGATCAACGAAATTCTCAAGGCGAAAGGCATTTCTGACGAAACCGTGGCCGACATTCTCGCAGCGATGAAGGAAAACAAAATCTTCACGGCGGGCGAGGAAAACCTTGATATCCGATACGGCAAGCTGAAAACCCAGAATGACGCGACCGCGCAGCAGCTCACCGAGGCAAACGCGCTCATTGAAGAGCTGAAGAAGGGCACCAAGGGGCAGGAAGGCTTGCAGCAGAAGATCACGGCGTATGAAACGCAGGTGCAGCAGCTTCAGGCGGAGCTTGAAAAGACCAAGCTCGAAGCGGCCATCAAGGTCGAGCTGCTTTCCAGCAAGGCGAAGGACGTGGATTATCTCGCGTACAAGCTGAACGAAAAGCTCAAGCACGACGGCGAAACGCTGACGCTTGACGATAACGGCGCAATCAAGGGCTGGGACGACAAGCTGGCCGGGTTGAAAACCCAGTTCCCGACCATGTTTGAGACGGACAGCGGGAACGGCGACGGCTATCAGATTTATCAGCCCAACAAGCTCAAGAGCGGTGACGGCGGCGAACCGACCCCGACGAAGGAGAGCTTCAAAACCATGAGCTATGAGCAGCGCGTGGCCTTGAAGCAGAAGAACGAGACGCTTTATAAGCAGCTCTCCAAGTAACGACAAGAAAGGATGATATAAGATGGCAAGGACTGGACTTTTCGGCGGCTTCTACTTTGACGAGGAAGTTTTCACCGACATGATGGCCGAGGCCGAGTATTGGAGCAACCCGATTCTGGCTTCCGGCGTTATCCGCAATGACCAGAGCATCATGGACGCTATCGGCGCGAAGGGCAACGTCGCGACCATGCCGATCTATACCCCGCTGAACATCCATGACAGCAACATGGGCGCTCTGAACAACGACGGCATGACCGATAACACCCCGGTTGAGATTTCCGGCAGCAAGCAGACGATGATGCTGATTCAGCGCATGAAGGCTTTCAAAGCCAAGGATTTCACCAAGGAACTGACGGGCGCTGACCCGATTTCCCGCATCAAGGCCAGCGTTCAGAGCTACTATAAGCAGGTCTGGGAAAACGAGATGATGAACGTTGCACAGGCGGTCATGGGCGTTTCCGCGCTCTCCGACCATGTGACCGACCTCTCCATCACGACGGGCACCATCGCCGACGCGAACAAGATCAACGAGACGACGCACATTGACGCGGAGCAGGCTGCGCTTGGCGATATGGCGGGTGGCCTCGGCCTCATCGTGATGCACAGCAAGATTTTCGCCGCGTATAAGAAGCTGGCGCTCGTCGAGTATGACAAGTACGTTGTCAATGGCGCTATCAAGCAGGAAATCAACCTGCCGACCATCGGCGGCAAGCACGTCCTCGTGACGGATTACTACACGCTGGACGCAACCACGACGGGCTTCCCGGTCTACAAGACGTATCTTTTCGGCGAAGGTGCTTTCCTGTCTGCCGATAAGACCAACTACGAGAACCAGTATACGACCAATTACGACCCGCAGACGGCGGCGGGCACTGACCTGTTCTATACCAAGCAGGGCAAGGTTCTCCACCCGAACGGCCTTTCCCTCGCGGTGGACAATATTGCCAAGGAATCCCCGACGTTCGCCGAGCTTGGCACGGCGGCCAATTACAGCCTGAAGTTCAACCACAAGAACGTCAAAATCGGCCTGATTAAGTCCAACGGTTAAGAGGGGAGTGCCCGAAACATGAACAGATTTGTGATTGTGGACGGGCTGCCTTACCTGTACGCCGACGGCAAAACCTACACGGTGCGCTGGGACGAAAAGGGCTTTACGGTTGGGGCGGAGGTTCAGCTCTCCGTCCCTTCTCCCTTTTTTACGTTTTCCGAGCTGTCCGTCAAGGCGAAATGCGCCGGACGGCTTGACAGCATCGCGGCGGTACAGGACGAGCAGCAGGATGAGCAGCAGGATGAGCAGCAAGCCCACGAAACCAAATTGGAAGAGCTGACGGTCGCCGAGCTGCGTGAATTTGCCGAGCAGCGTGGCCTTGATCTCGGTGAAGCCAAGAAAAAGGCGGAAATCCTCGAAGCGATTAAGGGCGTGATGGAATGATTTTGACGGCCGAGGCGCTACGAAAGCACATCGAAACCGACGAAACCGACGACGTGCTGGAAGAAAAGCTGCGGGCGATGGAGCTTTTGATTCGCGCTTATACGAACAACAATTTCCAGCAGCGGGCGGCGCGGCGCGAGGCTGACGTTGTGGGCGGTTTTCTCTACATGGAGGCGCTCCAACCCTTTGATGTCGGCGACACGCTGCAAATCAGCGATTCCGAGCTGAACGACGGCCTCTATACGGTCACGGCAGCGGATGACGCAACCGTCACGCTCAAAGAAAAGACCTACGACGAAAAGAATGTCCGCGTGACGCGCGTCATCTATCCCGCCGATATCAAGATGGGCGTGGTCAACATGATGAAATGGGAACTGAATAACCGGGAAAAGGTGGGTATCAGCTCTGAAACCATTTCCCGGCACTCTGTGTCTTATTTCGATATGTCCGGCGACAATTCCATTGCCGGATTCCCGAAGGCGCTGCTGGGCTTCCTAAAGCCCTACATGAAGGCGCGATTCGGTCAGGGGGTGCGCGTATGAAGGGCATCGGCGGCAACCTGACGGCCATCATCGAAAAGCGCACAGTGACCAAGAACGAAATCGGCGAGCATATTGAAAGCTGGCAGGAGGCGGAAAGGCTGCGCGGCTGGCTCGATCTTGCTTCCGGCGATTCCCGTTATACGGTATTTTCCGCCAAGGTGCAGCAATCCACGCACGTATTCATTGCGGATTATAAGCCGCTGCCGGATGACGTGACGGCTGAAAATGCACGGGTGACGATTGCGGGCAAGCGTTACGACGTGATGCTGATTGACAACCCGATGGAGCTGGGCGAGGGAAGTCAGCTTGAAATCTATCTCAAATACACTGGGGGACAGTGATATGGCGAATGTCGTCTTTAACGATATGAGCTTGGAGGTCGAGGCGGCGCTTGATGAAACCACTATCGCATGGTTGAACGCATGGGCGGCGGAAATCGCCTCCACGGCGGCGAGAAACTGCCAGATGGATGAAGACGCGGGAAAGCAGCTCAAAGGCTCCTATGGCTTCCAGACGGACGACAGCGCGGGCAAGGCGCAAGTCGGAACACCTCTTGAGGCCGGATATTGGGAAGAGTTCGGAACAGGCGAATACGCGGTTCACGGCGACGGTCGAAAAGGCTGGTGGATTTACTGCCCCGGACAGCCTACCATGGGAGGCGGCCAGACATACGCAACAAAAGAAGAAGCGCTTGCGATGGCTGCTTATATCCGCGCACGGTACAAGAAAGAGGCCATCGTCACCAATGGCCGCAGACCGAGCCATACGCTTGAAAACGCCTTTAAGGGCAATCAGGCGAAGGCCAAAGCCGACCTTGAAGCAAAGCTGAAGGAGAGGATGGAAGAATGACCACTGAAACGATGAAATACATCAATAACCTGATGGGCAGCCTTTCTATCCCATACGCCTTCATGGAATGGAAAAGCAGGCCTCCGGGCGACCGCTATTTCGTCGGCGAGTATACCGAAACCCCAATGGCGACGCTTGAAGAGGACGGGCGGCAGGAAACAACGTTCATCCTCCGGGGCTTTACGCGTGGAGACTGGGGGCTGCTGGAAAAGGACAAGGCCGCCATCGAAAAGAGCGTGGCGGTTACGACCATCCTGCCGGACGGGACGGGGCTGGCCATCTTCTACGGCGGCGGTTATCCCGTGCCGACGGGCGACGCGGAGCTGAAAAGCATTAAAATCAATCTGACCATACAGGAATGGAAGGTGAACTGATATGAAAACGGGTATCAATGGCGTGTCGGTAAACACGCCCAAGAATATCCTCTTCGGTGCTGGCACGATTCACAAGGGTCTGAAGTACGAGGGCGACAAGTGGAACTTTGACGCGAGCATCATCGGCGCGACGAGCGGCGGCAGCAAGCTCTCCATCGTGCCGGAAATCACGAAGGTCGAGGCCGACGGCGTGTTTGTCTCCGCCAAGGGACTGAACAAGAAGACGGGCGAAACGGCCACGATGGAGGTCAATCTGCTGGAGCTGTCCAAGGAGGTCATCACGGCGGCGACGCTGGGCAATGCTGGAACGTCTGCCGATACAAAGTATGATCTCATCGAGAGCAAGGCCGACATCGTGGAGGGCGACTATTGGGAAAACATCGCCTTTGTCGGCGCAACGCTTGACGGCGAGCCGATTATCGCCATCCTCGACAATGCGCTCTGCACGAGCGGTCTTGAGCCGGAGAGCAAAAACAAGGAAGGCGCGGTCGGTAAATTCACCTTTGAGTGCTATGCCGAGCTTTCCGGCGACCTTGAAACGCTGCCGTGGCACATCTATTATCCCAAGGCAACCTAATCAGAAACCAACCGGGCGGGGGCTGCTTCCCTGCCCGATTTTTATAAAAAGGAGAGAGGCACATGGAAAACGTTGAATATACGCTGCGTGATTTGACAGCGGACGATATCTTTCTGGTCGTCAACGTCATCCGAAAAATCGGCATCAAGGAAATGAAAAACTGCTTTGCCACGCCGGAGGTGCGCGAGGCCATCAAGGCCACGATGCAGGGCAGCGATGAAAAGAAGACGGAAGAAAACGACATGACGAGCGTCGGCGTGGCCGTGATGCTGGAAGTCGCGGGCGTGATTATCGACCATCTGCCGGATTGCAAAGCCGAAATCTATGCCCTGCTTGCGGCGCTCTCCGGCATGAAGGCGGATGAAATCGCCGCGCTTCCGTCTCACGTGTTCATGGCGATGGTCAAGGACACCATCAGGAAAAAGGAGTTCCCTGATTTTTTCGCGGATGTGCTCGGATTGTTGAAATAAACGACGTGCAATTCTTTGACCTGATTTTCCGGCGCTATGCCTCCCCTCTCACCCTGCTTGATGGGATGATACGGGGCGGGCGGCTGGAGGAATTTGTCAATGAATTTGTCGGCCTATACAACAAAGAGCAGGAAGATGAAACGCTCTGGAAGATTTGGCTGCATCGGGTTTTCGACCAGTCCTATGCAGATTTCCGCGCGTCTGTCAAATCGGACGCGAAAGCAGCACCAACGCAGGAAGAAATCAAGAGCACCGTCTCGCAATCGTATAACATGCTGACGGGCTTTGACCCTTCTGGGGGTGCAAGAGGTGGAGCTATTCAAGATTCTGGGGACAATCGCGATTGACAACGAACAGGCCAATCGGGCGCTGGAGGAAACGACGGCCAAAGCGGACGGCGCTGGGAAAAAGTCGGAATCCGCCTTCTCAAAGATTGGCGGCGCAGCGCTGAAGGTCGGAAAGGCCGTTGTCGCTGCGGGCGTGACGCTGGGAACAGCGTGGATTGCGGCCATTGAGGGCAGCCGGGAATATCGGACGGAAATGGGCAAGCTGGACACGGCCTTCGTAACCAACGGCCATTCCTCTGACGCGGCGAAAAAAACCTATCAGGATTTACAAGCCGTGCTCGGCGAAACGGACGTTTCCGTTGAGGCTGCGAACCATCTGGCTGTGATGACGGACAACGAAAAGGATTTGCAGACGTGGACGGATATCTGTACGGGCGTTTTTGCGACGTTCGGCGATTCACTCCCTATTGAGGGGCTGACGGAAGCGGCGAACGAAACGGCCAAGGTCGGCGAAGTGACCGGACCGCTCGCGGATGCGCTGAACTGGGCGGGCATATCCGAGGATGAATTTAACGACAAGCTGGCCAAGTGCTCCACCGAGCAGGAACGCCAGAAGCTCATCATGGAGACGCTGAACAATACCTATAAGAGCGCATCCGACCAGTACAAGCAGACCAACAAGGACGTGATGGACGCAAACCGGGCACAGGAAAGGCTCAACGGCGCAATGGCCGAGCTTGGGCGTGTGGGCGAACCCATCCTGACAGCCGTGAAAAACGCGGTTGCGGGCATGGTTGAGGCTGCCGTCCCAAAGCTCGAATCCTTCATCCGCAAAATCAAGGACATGCGCAAATGGATGAAGGAGAACAAGACGACGGTGGACATTATGAAGGCGGGCATTGTCGCGGCGACGGTCGCGGTTTCCGGCTTTGTGGCCGTGATGGGTTTTTCCGGCGCGATGAAGAAAGCATCGGCGGCCATCAAGCTCGTCACCGTGGCCATGAAGGCGCTGAACGTCGCCATGAAGGCCAACGTCATCGGCATTATTATCACGCTGATTGCGGCTCTTGTGGCTGGTTTTTTGTACCTGTGGAAAAACAACGAGGGTTTCCGAAATTTCTGGATTTCGATGTGGGATAAAATCAAATCTGCATGTGGTTCGGCCACCAAGTGGATTAAGAGCAAATTCAACGACCTGAAAGGCGCGGTGAAAACCGTTCAGGATTCCTTCGGGAAGATCAAAAGCGCCATCACCGACAAGATGGACGATGCGCGGGAAAAAGTGAAAAGCGTGATTGACAAAATCAAGGGCTTTTTCCCGCTGAAGGTCGGGAAAATCTTCAGTAACCTGAAAATTCCAAAGATTTCCGTCAGCGGAGGAAAAGCACCTTTCGGAATCGCTGGCAAGGGAAAGCTGCCGAATTTTAATGTGAAGTGGAACGCCGAGGGCGGCATCCTTGACAAGCCCACCATTTTCGGCATGACGGGTGACACGCTGCTCGGCGGCGGAGAGGCCGGAAAAGAAGCTATTGCCCCTATCGACACGCTGCAAACCTACATCCGGGAAGCGGTGCGGCAGGATAACGAGGCCATCATCCGAACGCTCATTGAGCAAAACGGGCTGCTGATGGACTTTCTCCGGCGCATCATACCGAAGGATGTGAGGCTATCCAATGGTGCGCTGGTGGGCGAGCTTCTGCCCCTGTTTGACGCGGGCATGAACGACAGGCTGACCCACACGATGAGGGGAAACACACGATAAAAACTTTTTTATGGAAGATGGGCGGTGAAGCCTATGAACATTTTTGAACTTTTCGGCACCATTGCAATCGACAACGCAAAAGCAAATAAGGCGATATCTGACACGGAAAACAAAGCGAGCGGCCTATCGAATACGATGGAGGCCGCTTTCGGCAAAATTGGAAGTCTGGCCAAGAAAGTCGGTACGGCGGTTGTGGCGGCCTTTGCCGTGGACAAAATCAAGGACTTTGGAAAAGATTGTGCTGAAACCTACGCCAGCATCGCGGCGGAACAGGCATCTTTTGAGCAGATTATGGGCGACTACGCCTATATGGCGCAGGAGAAGATGGATAAGGTCGCCAGCGAGACGGGCATGGTATCTTCTCGCCTCACGCCTTACATGACCAGCATGACGGCGAAATTCAAGGGCTTGGGCTATGGCGTGGATGAGGCGACCAACCTTGCACAAGAGGGCTTGACGATTGCTGCGGATGCGTCGGCCTTCTGGGACAAATCGCTTGATGAATCTATGTCCCACTTGAACAGCTTCATCAACGGCAGCTATGAAGGCGGCGAGGCAATCGGTCTGTTTGCCAACGATACGCAGATGGCGGCCTATGCCGTTAAAAAAGGCATCGTTTCGGAAACAAAGGCATGGTCGGCACTGGATGAAGCAACCAAACAGGCGACGCGCTTGCAATACGCCAAGGATATGATGGCGCAATCCGGCGCAACGGGGCAGGCGGCGAAAGAATCCGGGGAATATGCAAACGTCCTTGCAAACCTGAATGAGCACATGCGCCAGTTTAAAGGTGTTATCGGCAAGCCCATTCTGGAAAAGCTCATTCTTCCGGCAATGCGGACGCTGAACAAGATCATGCCGGGGCTGACGGAAAAGACCGAGGCTTTTATGACGGGATTTTCCAACGGCCTTGATAAAGTTGCCGGGTATTTTAAGGACGTATTCACTGAAGACGGGTTGAACCTCAAGGCGTTGCCGCAAGCGTTCAAGAAAATGGGAACGGACATCGTGTCCTATCTTAAAAACTTGTCCGTTGGCAATGGTGATTTTTTCAAAAATATCGGGCAGAGCATCGGAAATCTGTTCGTCAATCTCAACAAAGCAATCCGTGGGGCACTATCGAAACTGGTTGATGATATTCCTTCCATCCTTTCGGCGGTTGCTAATGCCATCAGTACGGCGTGGCAAAGCGTGGTTTGGCCGCTGATTCAGGGCTATTTCAAGGCGATATTCGGCGTTGATTTGCCTGACTGGAGCCAAATTGCCACGGATATCTCGACAGGATGGAATACCGTTATTTGGCCAGCTATTCAGAATTTCTTCAAAACAGTCTTCGGAATTGAATTGCCGAGCTGGACGGATTTGACGCAAAAGATTTCTGATGGATGGAATAATGTGATATGGCCAGCCATTCACGATTTCTTCAAGGCGATTTTTGAACTCAATCTTCCGTATTGGAGCGATCTTGCTACAAAAATCGCTAACGGCTGGAATGATGTGATCTGGCCGGAAATACAGAATTATTTCAAGGCAACCTTCGGAATTGATTTGCCTGACTGGAATGATCTTGCGCTGAGAGCCGCGCAATGGTGGGAAGATGAAGCCCTTCCAGCCATTCAGGGCTTTATCAAAGCACCGTTTGGTATTGAACTTCAAGACTTCGGAACGGTTGCTGCCAATATCAAAGCATGGTGGGACGATGTGCTGAAAACGGTGGGCGACATTTTCAAATCCATATTTGAAGTAAAACTGCCTTCTGCTTCGGAAGTCGCAGATGGCATCACATCGTGGTGGAACGGCGTAAAGAGCAGCATTGCGGGAATTTTCAATATCAACGCCAATGTCAGCCATTCGTTCGGCGGCGGTTCCTCCACGGGAACAGGCGGCGGAAGATCAATTCCGGGACACGCCAACGGCCTTGATTTCGTTCCACGCGACGGCTATCTGGCGCGGCTGCATTACGGCGAAACGGTGCTCAACCGGGCGAACGCTGACGCATGGAGAAGCGGCACAATGGGCAGCGCGGAGGTCGGGCGGCTTGAAACGGCCATCAATGCTCTTTCCGGCCTGATGCAGCAGATGGTCGCCAATACGCGCGGCGGCCAGCAAATCGTCCTTGATTCCGGCGTACTGGTTGGCCAGCTTGCGCCGCGCATGGACGAGCAGCTCGGCACCATCAGCGGACGCAAAGGAAGGAGGAATTGACCATGATGGGCGTGATTTTCGGAGAAAAACATTCCTATCGGGATTGGGGGCTTGTGCTCAAAAGCCGCCCTGTCATCAGTCCTCCGACCCCGAAAACAAAATTGATTCAGGTTCCCGGCTCTGACAGGGTGATTGACCTGACGGAAAGCCTGACGGGCGCTGTTCACTATGAACTGCGCCAGATGAGCTTTGAATTTCTGATGATTGATGAGCGGGAGCGCTGGCCTATCACCTATTCGGCAATTCTCGCGGCGTTGCATGGAAAGCGGCTCAAGATCACGCTTGACGACGACGCGAATTATTACTACGAAGGGCGCGTCACTGTGGGCGACTTGGAAGCAGACAAGAAGGCCGCGACGCTGACCATCACAGCAGAGGTTGAACCGTACAAGCGGGAGCGCTTCGGCACGGGGAGGCGGTTGTGATGTACAAGATATACGTGGACGGTGCGCTGCTCTGGGCGGATAATGCGGACAGTGTGGAAACGGACATTCTCACGCCCAAGCTGAAGCTGGATGTGAACGGCGCGGGTTCGCTTTCCTTCGTCATGCCGCCGGGAAACTTGCTCTATAACAGCGTCAAAAAGCTGAAATCCATCATAACCGTGGAAGAAGACGGTGACATCATCTTCCGGGGGCGCGTGATGGATGATACGCGGGACTTTTACAATCAAAAGAGTGTCTATTGTGAGGGCGACCGCTCTTTTTTGCTCGACAGCCTGAAAAAACCGTACAGCTATAACGGCAATGTACAGGCATTTTTCCGGGAGCTGGTGAGCGGCCACAATGGGCAGGTGGACGCGGAAAAGCGCTTCACGGTCGGCAATGTTACGGCGGTCGATCAAGCCTTGACGATGGACGCCGAGGACGACAGCTATCAAAGCACGTCGGACGCGATTGAAAACCGCTTGCTTGGCGCATACGGCGGCTATCTGGCGACGCGGACGGCGGGCAGCGTGACTTATCTGGACTGGCTGAAAGAGCCGAGCGGCGCGGATGCGCGGGAAATCAGCTTCAGCGTTAATTTGCTTGAGCTGAAAGACAAGCTCGACGCGGCGGATATCTTTACGGTGCTTTTGCCTCTCGGCGCTTCCGGCATGGACGACGACGGCAACGAGCAAGACCCGGTTTCTATCGCTTCGGTCAACGGCGGCGTTGAGTACATCCAAGACGATAACGCGGTGAGCCTGTACGGCAAAATCTGGCGAGCGCAGACGTGGAGCAACGAAGAAGACCCCTCCGCCCTGCTGACCAAGGCGCAGGAATTTCTGAGAACGGGCGCTTTGCTGCGAACGATTACGCTGACGGCGGTTGATATGCACTTCATCGACAGCACGACAGCAAGCATCCACATCGGCGACAAGGTGCATATCCTATCCAACCCGCACGGCATGGATTTGACGATGACCTGCGCCCAAATGGAAATCGACCTGCTGAACCCGGAAAACACGACGTACACCTTCGGCGAGCCGCCGAGGACACTGACGGAAAACTACGTCAAGACGGATGAGGCCGTGGAAACCGTCACAGGAACGGGGCGAAGGGGCGGCGGCGGTGGCAGCCAAAAGAAAACCGAAGCGAAATTGCGTTGGGCAATCATCGAAGCGAATGAGAAAACCGCGCAGATTAACCTATTGACGCATGACCAAAATGAGCTGACTGGCCGAGTAAGCAACGCGGAAATCCGCCTTGACGGCATCGCCGCAACGATTGACTTAAAGGCAGACAGGACGCTCGTTGATGATCTGGAAACCCGCGTAACCAGCGCGGAGGTCAATATCGACGGCGCAAACGCCGCAATCACCCTCAAGGCCGATGCGAGTATTGTGGACAGCCTTGGAGAACGCGTATCAAGCGCGGAAGTGACAATCGACGGCCTGAACAGCGAAATCGCCCTGAAGGCGGACAAGATCACGCTGAACGGATATGTCACGGCCAACCAGCTTAAAACGGAATTTTCTAATTTTGAAAGCGGCATTTCCGACACGCTCTATGTGCGGGCATTAAGCGCAACCAACTTTGAATGCAACAGTTTGAAACTCGCCGGGTATGGGCTGTCCTTGACGCAAAAAAAAGTTGTGACAAGCGTGAGTAGAACGAGACGCTATGTGAAATCCCCTTCCGACGTATCTATTGAGATTTACGAGTGTTCCGGCGTAAGCACAGATACAATCTACTATGCATCTTGGGAGTGATGAAAATGGACGTGGAAAATATCATTATGCAGCTCGGAAACGTCGGGCTGCTGCTTGAATCAGTGGAAACCAAAGGCGAGCAGAACCTGAACAACCTGCTCGCGGCTATCCAGATCACCCGGAAAACCATCAAAGAGCTGAAGGAGGCGATTGACCATGAAAATCGAAACGAGCAAGGGGAAAACGTTTGATATTGAATTTATCTGCTCTCCTTTCAGGGATGGGAGCAAAGCCATCATTGAACTGGAGGATGCGCGGCCTCTGGCCGAAATCGCCGCTGACTTTGACGGCCTTAAAAGCATCAAAAAAACTGGTTCCGGCAGGGATGACAAGGCCGTCTATGAAATGTATGAAGGCTTTTCTCAGCTTGTAGGCATTCAGCGCGACACGGCAGCGGGAAGTGTACGCCTGACGCTGGCAAAGGAGGCCTGACGCATGGCCGATACCATCGAAACGCGAATCTCCATGCCGCCCGTCGAGTTGAACAAGGGAATCAGAAAGACCTTCTTTGAAACGCTTTTTGTCACAGGAAACAAAAAAGCCCACAGAATCGACGTGCCGCTTTTGCGCAACGGGCAACCCGTTTCCATCCCGAGCGGCGCGAAAGTGGAGGGCTATCTCACCAGATACGCCGACGATGTGACGGTGCGAAATCCGGGCACGGCATCCGGCAATGTGGTGAGCGTGACACTTGAAAAAGGCTGCTATGCGAAAACCGGGGCTTTTGCGCTGACCATCCAAGTTACAGTGGACGGCGTAACCAATACCATCTTCTGGGGCGAAAGCAGCATCTTCTCTAGCGCGGCGGATACGGTCATTGACGGGGATTATATCATCTATGACCTCGCCGAGCTGCTGAAGCGAATCGACGCGATGAAAGCGGCAACCGAGGCCGCAAACACGGCAGCTACGAATGCGGATAAGGCGACCGAGGCGGCAGAGACGGCAACCACGAACGCAGACAGCGCGGTCAAGGCCGCAAATACGGCA